CAGATATAAACTGGAAAGTGCAGAGTCTATTTATATTCGCAGACTACCACTATGCGATACTTTTATTATACCACTAGATATAGTATGTCAAGTTTATTCTTGTACTAAACCTTGTACCCTACGACCTCTTCTAGCAGGTCCAGTTATAGGTGAAAAAGTACTTGCTTCTTCTGACTCTAATCTTCTAATTTCTTCTCTCTCTTCAGCAGATGCAAAGACTTGTGCTTCAACAAATTCTTCAATATCAAAACCTTTTCTTTCAGATAGTCCTGATGCTGTCAATTGTCCTTCTGCAACTTCTTCTTCTGCTCCTCTAAATCTTCTTGTTAATGCAGCTAATCTTGGAACTTCTGTTTCTGCTGCTGCAAATAATTGTCTTGCTTGTCCTTGTGTTAGTCCTGCTCTTTCTAATGCTTGAACTTCATCTGGACTCAAATCAAAACCTCTAGATGCTGCCTCTCCACCAATTTGTGCTTGTGTTATTCTTCCTTCTAATATTGCTTCACCTACTGTTGGGTCTATAATTGATGCAAATATTTGATTGTCAGTTAAATTCATACCAAAGTTTGTTCTGTAATATTCTTTAACTGCTGGAATATTTTCTGTTATCCCAGACCTTGCTGCTTCTACTCTTGCTCTAAATTCATTAGGAGCAATTCCTTTTTCTATTAAAGTAGCAAATGTGTCTTGAAAGTATTCAGGATTTAAACCATAATCTTCTACAGTTAAACCATAGCTTTCTTTTACTGCTGCATAATCTTGTTCACTAAGTCTTACAGTTCCATCTTCTCTTGTATTTTTAGGAAATACTTGTGCATACTCTGGACTTTTTCTTACTTCTGCTATAGCTATATCATTACTTTGAGTTTGAGAAAAAGCGTTGACATATATCTGAATTAAAGATTCTGGTAACCATGGTAATAAAGCTCTAGCTTCTCTTAAAAATTCATCCATTATATTATCCTCCTAACTCCTCCACCACCAAATTGACCTACCATGCTAGATAAAACTTCGTTCTTTATTTTTTCTGAACCACCATCTTTTAATCCTTCTTTATATAACATTTCAGTTGCTTTACTTATGTCATTACTTTTAACAACATCTTGAAATAATGTAGAACTTTCATCTAATGTTCCACCCCAAGTATTTGTAGTAAACCCTCTCCATGGTGTTGCCATTTCTTCATAAGTTAAACCATCTATATAATTTTCTCCAAACAAACCTTGTAACATACTCATCATCTTTTCTCTTATATTAATTTCTGCATCTGGGTCATTTCTAATCATACCTGCCCATGTTTGTAATTGAGAGTCTGATATGTTAGCACCAAATACTGGTCCTAATATTTCTTTAGAAAGTCTTTTAATTTGTGATTCTCCTGCTCTAGTTGTATCGTAATCTACTTCACCAGATGTAATAAAATTATTTAATTCTGTATCTAAGTTTGCTTCTAATGTAGGGTCTGATAATATTTCTATTTGGTCTGCTACAAAAGGTTCTGACCATAAACCAGTAGTAAATTTTTCTGATACCCAATTAATTAATTCATCAGATGGGTTATTAATACCTGATTGTTCCATTAAATTTTTAATAGCTAATCTATCGTTTTCTATTTTATTTTGTGCATCAGCAGTTAAAACACCTGTAAAATCTGTTGTATTAGATTGTGCTAATAATAACCAATCTCTTTCTGCTTGTGTATGTGTTCTCCACCATTCAGTAGATTGCCATTCTGCATCAGTTACTGTTCTACCTTCTAATGTTGATTCTGCTAATAATTGCACCATTTCTGCATCATTTAACCATGGTCTTATTTTTGATTCTTTAGCAACAGTATCTACAAAAGAAACCCAAGGACTTTGACTAGGGTCATATATGTTTGGGTCTGCTAATTCTAAAGAATCACCAAATCTTACTGCACTATTCCATTGTGCTGAAGTAGGACTTTTAATACTTTCTTGTATTGCTGAAAATTCTACAGGACCAAATATATTTTCTAAATCTTGCAAACTAGAATCATAATATATTGGAGTTCCTGTTCCTGGAATAAAATATACTATATAATAATTTCCATCTACATTCCAATACTCAGCTCCTGTAGGTATAGGCATATCTCTTTTAGCAATAGGTGAATATACAGAACCATCTTCGTTTTTAATTATTACTTCTCCATCTTCGCCTACATTGGAATAATCTTTACTGTCATAGTTAGTATTACCTACACCAACAACACTTTCTCTTTCATTTGTAGGAGTAGAAGCATCTTCACCACCATAGTCTCCTGGGTATTCTGATGTTAAAGGTTCATTCTTAGACGCACCTGCATAACCTTCACGACCAGGAACTTGTCCAGCAATAAGTCTGTCATACTCTGACATTGTATATCCAGCAGCTTTATCAGCTTCTGTAAATACTGTATTTGCTGTTGTTCTAGCTCCATTAGGTCCATAAACTACTACTTGTGCCATATTATCTCATTAAACTTTCTGATAATGCTTTTAACATATTTGCGTAAATATCATTAATTTTTTGTTTCTCTTTACTATCATACTCTACTTTTACTGGTTTATCTTTAGCTTTATAGCTAATAGAATTTCTACCAAATAGTTCTTTTTCTCTAGCTGTTCTAGGATTATCAATAAATGCGTTAGATAAATTATTATACAAATCAGTCCATATCATATTAATTTCGCTATTGTTAACTTTTGGTTCTTTAGTAACAACAGGTAAAGAATCAGGAATAAATGTTTCACTAGGTTCTGGTATTCCTCTGTCTAGATTTTGTTCTTCTACTTCTATTTTACTTTCTGTACTAAAAAATAAATCTAACTCATTTTCTTTTCTTTCTTCTAAACCAGGAAAGTTTTTAACTGATTTAGATATAGTTTTAGACCACACTTCTCTAATTTTATTTTCATCACCACTACCTATTGCTCTCCACAAATTACCACCACTCATTTTTTCTGGTCTATTCATAGTTGCAAATACTAAACCATCAAACTGTGATTGTGTAAGTTCAACATTAAATGATTTCATTCTGTTGTTTACAATATCTACATACTGTTGTAAATCTTGAATAAGTATTTCTTTTGCTTCTTCTTCTGTAACAGTATCACCAATTTTAATTATGTCATCATCATTTCTAGCAGCATTAGTATGACCATAACCTATTGTTAAAGTACCTATTATTTTATCTCCAGGTTTTAAAACATAATCTGGTCTTGCATCATCATAAGCTGTATCTTTAAATACTTCTTCATCTTGTATTATGACTATTGCTGGAGGTGATACTTCCATCTAACCACCAAGTGCTTTTAAACGCATAATTGATTGTCCTATATTTCCTGCATTTCTTCTTGCTCTACCAGCATCTTCTTGCCTACCTACAACACCAGCAAAATCTCCTGATATTCTTTCTTGTAATCTAGCAACTGCATCTACTTCTTCTGGTATAGGTTCTATGATTTCTTCTGTTTTAACTATTTCTATAGGTCTTTCTGTTAATGGTTCTACTGATGCTCTTCTTGTTTCTTTAACTGTAACTTCAGGTCCTTCAACAGACATTCTTGCAATAGCTTCATCACTATAAAATTGTTTTTGTTCTAATTCTTTTAATACTAATTCGTAATAATTTCTTTCTTTTTTTGTAGCTTTTTTGCCTATAGAATTAAATATTGCATCTACTGTTTGTAGTCTTGTAGCTTTATCACTTTCTCTATATTGGTTTGGTACATAAATCTCTTCACCAGGATTTAATAATTCTAAATCTATTGCTGTGTCATAACCAACACCTGTTGAAAAGTTAGATGCTGTCATAGCTTTTATTAAAGCATTTCTTGTTTCTCTACCTGGTCTTCCATATTCTTGACTGTATGCTTCCATATCAAACCATTGTGTTCTAACTAATCTATCTTGTAATGTTCTTATTTCATTAGGAGACAATTTATCTAACATAACATCTTCATCTCCTGGATAATACCAATTACCCTGTGGATTTAAACCTTGTAGATAAACATTAACATCTTGAAATTTTGGTGTACCATCTTCGTTTTTTTGTCCTGTATTTATTAATGAGGGATAACCAAAAGGAGAAGTAGATGTGTAATTTACTGCACCACCTAATACAATATCTTGACCTGCTTTGCGTTCATCTTCAATTACTCCTGTTAAATCTAATGGTGGTGTTTCAGACCAACCTAAATTTTTATAATTTTCTAATTGACTTTTTTCAATAGTTGTTTTTGAAACTGAACCATCATCTTCTAATTTATATACTGTTATCATATTTTCCTCATTATGGCGTATATTGATATTCTACTGTGGATAAGAACTTTGTTCTATATATTCCTGCAAAGTCTGGGTATTCTTCTACAACTTGTGCTCCCCAGTTAAATAAGTAATCACGCATAGCTTGTGCTGATTCTTGTCTTCCTAAATATTCTATTGCTTCATTTTCTGGTTTTAATACTTCTACACCACTTGTTGTAACTTTTTTCTTTTCATTTTGTATTTTTTCTATCATATACATAAAACCAACATTTTTATCATCACCATATAAAAACTTTTGCAATCCTTTTCCTGATTCAGTAGTAAGTATAAGCTCATCATTAGCTGCTTTCTTTAGTTCTTCAAATACAACATATCTACTTACTGGTTCTGTTTTAGGTAAATCTCTTGCATCTGTACCAAGTGGTACTACTTCTAATAGATTTGCTTTTATTAATGATAGTTCAGCTTGTGCATCTTTTTCTGATATTCTGTTTTCTGCTCTAGCTTCTCTAATATGTTTAGATTGATAATTAAACATTATTCTAAAAAATGTTTCTTGTGCTCTTTCTATTTTTTCATCTAATGATAATGTTATTCTTTGTCCTTCATCTACTTGATTATAAAAAGAGTTAACATCTAATAAATCATACTCATAAACATTTGGTGCAAATAATGGAAATGTATATTCATACTCTTTTGCTTTTTCAGGATGTGCATTAAACCATTCAACTTCTTCTTCTGTTGATGGCAAGCTAGTACCTAATGTTGTTGTGTTTCCTTGTACTAAAACTACAGCAGTATATACAGCATCCATATCTTCTGGTGTGCCACCAATTAATGATGCAATTGTTTGATACGCTAAATACTCTTCTCCTGGTTCTACTTGATTAATAGCTTGTCTAAACAATGCAGTTATAACTGTGTTTGTAAAGTAATCATCATCATATTTACCAAACTCGTAATCAGCAGGCATTAAGGCTTCTAATACTTCTATAAGGTTTTCTTTATCTAAAAAATCTGCTTGTTCTGCAAGTCTATCACTAAGTTGTAATTTATATGCTGCTTCTAATCTAGGAGAAGAAGGAGCTATACCTTTAGCCATACTTTCAAATACATTCATTCTTGAAGCTAAATCTATAACATCTTTTTCAAATAAAACTCTACCTTCATCTGTTCTTGGGTCATAAGGCAAATATCCTTCAAACCATGCTTTAGTCATAATTTTAGAAGAGTTAGCAACATCATTAGCCCAAGCCATATCATCTAACCCACCTTTTGTTCCTGTATTGTATGCTTGTTGCATATACACAGGAAACTGTCCAATAGTTGCACCTTCTAATCCAGGGTCACCTAGGCCATAAGGAAATATTGTATCTTCAATTTTTTGTGTCCATTGTGAATCTGGCATAAATCGTTTCATAAATTTGTAAGAATATTTTGCAATTGGACCTAAACCTGGTATTGGTGATTGAGTAAACAAGTTAGCACCTTGTACAGGTGATGACAGTCTTAATTGGACATCTTCTTCAAAACCTGCCAAATCTCTATCTTCTATTCCATATACATACTCTGTTAAGTCAGTAGGAGCAGTAACATAAAACTTTTCTCCTGATACAGGGTCTGTGTAAAAGAAACCATTGTTAGTTCCTCTGTCTGTTGCTAATTGTATTTTTCTAAGTCCTGCTGGATTCTTTGTTAACAATCTTGGATAGTTTAATATAATTTCTTTCCAAGGTTCTAAAAAAGGAAATACTAATCGTAATGCTTCAGCAACATATCCTTTTTGATTTAAGTTATATAACAATCTATTGTGCATTTCTAATGAATACATTTTTGCAGAATCATTAATTTCATCTATAGATAATCTCATATTTTCTGGTATTTTTTTAATTGCTTTTTCTATAGAACCATGTTTTTTTATAGCTGCATTTTTTCCAGCAATATACAATTGAGCAACTTCTTCAGGAACTTTTGATTGTTTTATCAAATTATCAAAATGTTTTACAGATTTTAAATCTCCAAATGGTAATTGTGATGCAACATTTTGCCAATAGTATTGAGTGAATGTTGGTATTCTTTGTAGTTCTGCATCAGGCAACTCTCCAAGAGAGTACCATAAAAACTGAGAAACTTTATTAAAACCTTCAAATGTTTTACCTCTTATTTGTGGATTAGTTATCCAATCAGGTGCTGATAAAACATCTGGTGCTATATCGTATTTGTCAGATAAAAATTGTTTTATTAATTTTTGATTTGCTGGTGTCCATCTGTCAAAATCATTAAATGTAATAACCTTTCCTTGGTAATTTAATTGTCTATTTGCTATTAAAGCAAGTAATTCTTCATCACCTTTTGTTAAGTCCATAATCCATTGAACATAATCATCTACATATTTTTCTGCATCATCAAGTTTTACATAAGGATTCATTGGGTTACCATCAAAATCATATCTTGTATCATTCAATTGATTTCTAATTTTTGCAAGTGAACCATTCCAAAAACTTTGTTTTGTTTTTACTAAATCAGAACCATTTAATAATTCTTTAGCTATTGATTGAGCTAAATCGCTTTCCATTGGCCATCTTAAATTAAGTTGCCATGATGAAACATAATTTTCCTTTTTAGTTCCACCCTTTATAACTCTTTTCCAACTTTGTTGTGCAAATTGTTTTTGTGCTTGTTTACCAAATACATTTGTAGGTCTATCAGCAACTATACCTCTAACTATTTCATCATAAGCTCTTTTGCTAGGTCTAATACCTTTTCTAAAATCTTGACCTAATATATCATTGTAATAATTAGAAAAAGCCCAAGTAGAAATAGGATTTTCTATCCAGTTATCTAATCCATCTAATCCCATTCTAAATTGACCTTCACCAAATAATCTAAATGGCCATGCAATTCTTGTAATTAATTGAGCTCCTGTCCATAATTTTTGAGCTGGCCACAATACATCATCAATAAAGTTTCTTGATGTTTCAGGTACAAAACTTACTAACATATCTACTTTTGGAACTACATTTTTTAATAAACTTTCTACAGGTAGTTTTATTCTTGATGTTTCAGGCAAATCATCTATGTAATTTTTTGCAAGATTTACTAATTTAGTTTTACCAACATCAATGTTTGTGTATTTTTCAACAGTTGATAATGCTCTTCTTATATCTAATGGTTTTCCTAATGACCATAATTCATCAAAGTGTTGTCCAATATCAAATGGAGTAGGCATATCTATTGGCTTGCCATCTGGTCCAGGAATACTTCTCATACCTTTAAAAACTTTTTCTATTGGTTGTAAACCTCCACCTTCTGTTTTTCCTAAACTTGCCCAATAAGAACGAACATCATACTTATTAGTTCCTGATATTTTTATTTTTCCTTGTAACTCATCAAAGTAGTCATCTATTTTAGATATTGTTTTACTAGAAAAACCTTCTGATTTCATTAGCTCTTTAACTTGTAAAGGTAATTTTTCAAATAATATTCTTGACATTTCTGGTCTATTACCTTTTACAGATTTCTCTGCAAACTCTATAGACAATTGATTAGCAATATTTTTTGGTATTTTAAATTCTACTAACCATTGGTTAAATACTTTTACAGAATCTGTTGCATTATCATAAGCAGCTCCTGAATCAGGTGTCCATTCACCAAACTTAGAGTAAGGAGCTTTATCTCCTTTTCTTGCAGTCATTAACGCATCTACTAAATTTTTGTTGTAACCTAAACTATTCTTTGACCTTATAAGTGCAGGTATTCCAAGTCCTTGATTTTGTATTACAAAACCTTGCATAAGATTTTTTACTTCATCTATATTTTTAGTTTTAACTAAGTTAAGCGCTAGCTCTGGGTCTTTAACTGCATCAAATATTTTTTTAAAATCATTTGATTCTGCGAACGCTGTTAAAAATCCTTCTGATTTAGGACTATTTAAAAAGTTATCAACAATACTAGGTATCTTTTCAAACTCTCCTGCTCTGTATGCTTTTTGTATTTTACCTTGTGTACTGTTAGCAAACTTTATACCTTTTGATATTTTAGAACCAACTAAAAATGGGTCAGTTACTAAAACTTTATAAAAATCAAAAGTTCCTGAAACTCCATTAAATAACAAAGTGTTTTGTTCTATGCCTGCAAGTTCTGCAATATACCTACCAGCAGTTATATTTTGACCTCTATATTTATAGGCTTCTTGGTCTTCTAATGCTTCAGCAACTATTCTTCCTTGTGGAAAATATCCTTCACCAAAACTTTTCCATACTGCACCAGGGTCTTGACCTTCTCTTATTTTTTGTGCTGCTACACCTGCAGTAGATGCTCCTGCATTTTTGTAGTTGTCTGCAAATGTTTTACCAATAACTCTTTGTAAACCTGTAGGACCTTTACCTGTTAAACCAGTTAGTGTTAAAGCAACACCAGCAAGTTGACCAATTTTTTCTGTTTTATTAGCTTCATCTCTTGCAGCAGCAACATCTCCTATTGTGACATCTGGGTCTCCTGCTAATCCTCTAGCATTTAAATCCTCTGCTTTTTGTCTTTGTATTTGACTTAATCCTAAAAAAGGTTCTTCTATAGTTTCCTCTGCTGTTTTTACAAACGCTCTTACAGGTTTACCTACAGTTGAATTTGCTAAAGCTCCACCAATTAATGCTATTGTTCTAAATAATCCTTTAAGTGTTCCATATACAGGTTCACTTTGGTATGTTGATTTATTCCAAAACTTCATACCTTCAGGTAATTTAAATTGTTCTCCTACTGAATTAAATACTTTACCAAAAGTAGAATTAAACATAGCTGAATTTACTACATCATTACCCATAGTATTTGGAAATGATGGTTGTGATTTAGGTACAGCTTTGTACTGCAATTTTAAAAGTTCTTCAAATTGTTTATTATCAAGTCCTTTTAAAACAGCAGATGAAACCAAACCAGATTGAGCTCCAGGATATAACTTAGCTAACTCTTTAGTTCTTTCTACTTGGTCTTGTGTAAATTGGTTTTTCTTTTTGTTATAAGATAATTCTAATGCTCTACTTTTTTCTGTTATTTGGTTGTACTCTTCACCAAATGTGTATGGTCCAATAGGTTGATTTACCATAGTTAGATATTAAAAGTTTGTCTTATTGCATTTACATCACTATTTTCTGCTAAGTCAGCTAGAACAAAAAAATCTAAATCTCCTAGTTGTTCTTGTGTTATTGATGGAGGTACTGCTCCAGAAATTAAAGGTTCATTTATATTTTCAGTATCTCTTAATATATCTAATATATTATTCATTGGCATAGCTGATACTACTGGTTGTCCACTTTCATTCATAGCAATTGATGTTTCTTCAGCTATTGGTTCAATTGCTCTTGTTTGGTCTGTTGTGTTTGTTGCTACAGGAGGTAAGTTTGTATTTCTTCCATCTACTACAGGTAAACCAAATTTGTCTATTTGCTCACCAAGTAGTTTACCTTTACCATAAGTCATACCTTTAGTAAGGTTTTTATTACTAGAACTCCTCGTTGCCATTTTCATCCTCATTATCATAAAACATAAATGTAGAACTAATAATCATATAACCAAAAGGAAAAGCTAATGGTGGCATTTGGTCATGATATATTTTTGCTTCATCTCCAGATTGAAAAATAATAGCATCACCTTTTTCATCAATATCACCAAGTGAATTATGAACTATTTCTGCAAAATCTTTATTTATAGACATTATCCACTTAATCCTTGTAATAATTGTGTTATGCCTGGTGGAGCACCCTGTGGTGGTAGGGAAGCTCCTCCAAGCAATTCTTGTTCAGCAACTGGTATTTCTGGTTCTTCTGCAGTAAAGAATTTATCTAATATGCCTTGCATATTATCTGGATTTTTTCTTATCTGCACAACAGCCATTGTTGCTTTACTATCTCCTTGTTGTGCTTGAGCCAATAACGTATCAAATAAAACTTTGTCTGCTTTTTCTTTTGTTATTCTACTATTTACCATAGTTAAATTATCTAACCCATCAAGATTTTCTTGTAATGTTTGTGTATCTATAATACCTGCTTGTAGTAATTGCAAACCTGTTACAATTTTCTGTGGCTCATCATATCCAGCCATAGCCCCATATACTCTTCTAGTTTTATATGCACCTTGTATATCTTTATTAGGGTCATATTTTTCTGAGAAAAATTGATTGCTATAGTAACCTGATAAATCTTTTGCTTGACCACCATACATTTTTTCATCCCACTCTAATCTTTTAGCATCAATCATTTCTATAGCATCTGCCATAACTGTGTGATACTCTCTAATCATAAGTGACATAGATGCACCTAGTTCTTCTAATCCTCTACCTGTTGCAAAACTAAGTGGTGATTGTGAATCATCTGTTATTGGATATGCACCACCTACACGAAGTTGTCTTTCTATTCTATCTATTTGTTGAAAAATCTGATAAGGAACATTTGATGCAGGTTTACTTACTTGTGTACCTGGAGCTAAATAGTTAACAGCAAATCTACCTTTACGATATTGTCCTGATTCTATCTCGCCAGATATGTTTGTTTCTGTAAATACTGCATCTTCCATAGCTATTATTGACATCACATTAATTTTTGCCATAGAAGCC